TCTGGATGTGCTTGCGATCACAGAAATTCATGTCATCCCAGGCCAGGTAGTCCAGGTATTCAGGACGCTTGTCAGGGTGATATTTGGCTGCCAGCTTTTTGACACCGTAGTCATCACCGTACTGGATCAAGGTACGCCACACCAACCAGATGGCTTCTTTGAGTCCGTCGGCAGCGTTGCGTACTGTGTTGTCTTGTATGATCTGATTGGGTGTCAGCGCCATCTGCAGCTTGACGCCTGAGTTGCCAGGTGCCATGACTTCAGGATTGAACACATCACTGGGTGTGGTCATACCAACCATGGCCATGGTGTCTTGTTGAATACGGTTCATGGCCACTTCCAGGAACTGTAAGTTGCCCGAAGGTGGAGGCATTTGGTAGATGTCTTTGGCAGGATCAAACTTTGAGTCCAGGATAAAGATAGCACTTTCGCCATCCTGCATCATTTCAAAGTCCACACGGTCTGGTTTGACACCAATACGCGGTGTTGCTGTGAGCAAGCCCAGTTGTATTTCAGCTCGTGCTGCACTAGTGTTGTATTCCTGCATGGGAATTACTGATTCACCAATGCTCATGCCATAGAAGTTGCCAGGTAATGGCTTGGGGCACATGTTGGCCACAGGGATAAACTCCACTTCTCTGGCACTTATGATGTATGAGCCAGAATAAATCAGTTCAACCAGCTCCAGTTCGCCGTCGCCGTCAATGTCAAACTTGTTCCACACTGTGACAATTGATACTTGGCGGCTGTCTGGATCTGCTGATGCTGCTGAATCCACAGGGATACCCATGATAGGCACACTATCTCTAGCATGGATGGCCAAGTTGTTCAGCACTGATCCTGCTTGATAGGCACCATTCATGTTGTATTCGGCAAAGCGTTCAAACTGATGCAGGTCAATGCCTGGATACAGCTCCACAGCTTCCTGAATGGTCATGGGATCGTAGTAGCCACAGAAAGGCATGTCGCGCATTTGTGGCACAGTGGGATCACAGATCCAGAAGTGCTGTGCAATAGGATGAAACTTGATGTTGAGCGTGTAGCCTGTGAGCTTGTATTTGGCTGTGTATATGGTGTTTCTGGCAATGGCTTCGTCCAGGATGTCTTTCTGATCTTCCACTTGTTCTGCTGCCATGTCTTCGGGTGTGCTGGTCTCCAGATCTATCATGCTGGATATGGTCTGGTCCACACGGTCCTGTGCCACTTGTTCATAGTTCTCACCCATCAGCTGCTGCACTTCAGCAAAGACCTTTTCCATTTCAACACCGGTCTTGCGGCGTGTTTGGCGTGTGGCAGTGAGTCCGGAATCCTGTGCCTGTTGTTCAAAGGCTCGCAACTGATCCAGGGTGCCTGCCGTTTCTACATAGCGTGTGATGGGTTCACGCACTGGCATGATCATCATCATGCCATTTTTGTGCATGTTTGCATCCATGGCCCAGCGTTCTAGGATAAAGTGTGGGTCATTCATTTCGTTGATCACATGCGATACCATGCCTGTGGCCTGTCTAGCAGCGGCTTCATCGTCCTCACCGTCGGCCACAAACTCAAAGTTCACTTCACCATTGGGAGCCAGGCCCTTGGCAATCACTGCTGTGGCATAGTCCACTGCGGGTTTGACACTGGGGTGAATATAATCTATGCCGTTTACTGGTGCTGTGGATTCTGTCACTGCCAGGCACAGATAGTGATAGTCAGTGGCACGGTTCACAGCATTCTTGGTGCCCAGGTAACGCAGATAGCTGGCCATTTTCACATCCATCAGGTTCTTCATGCGAACAAAGCGGCTGTTGATGGCCTTGTTGGTGTTGATGTCAGAGACTGGGATATTTTTTATATCGAGCATTTGGGCTTGTTCCTATTAGATATGTTATTTAGCGGATTGGGTTATTCCGTGCTAAACAGCTGGTGGAATTGGGTGGGGTTGCAGGCCGCCGCCCAGGCCTCAATGCGTGTGTTTGCTATGTCAACATACTTGGAATCTAGTTCGCAGCCAATATAAGGATGACCCAGTTCCACTGCCGCACAGCCTGTTGATCCAGATCCATTGAATGGATCCAGCACTGTGCCACCAGGGGGAGTGATGAGTTTGATCAAATACTTCATGAGTTCAATGGGCTTTACGGTTGGGTGATTGTTGCCTTTGTATTGCCCTGCATCATCTATTTTCTTTTTGAGTCTTGCGGCATCACCACCAATGCTTGGATCCCATAATGGATGTTTTTTAACATCATCAGGATGGGTGCTACCTATCTGCGGAATATTGGCTGTGTCAAACCCCACATGTCTTTCCTTGCGGCTGACCTTGGGACAGTAGAAATACTTTTGGTAGTCTGCAATCTCACCTATAACATTGCTGGGAAAACGGCCTATCTGACTGGGCTCCCAATTACCTCTATCTTCGTGTTCATCCTTGCCTAACACTTCACTATTGGCTTGATCTAATACAACCCGTGCTGGCACCCGCATTGACTGTAGTTTTTCTAAATCTGACTTGCCTTGTTGCTTTCGCACTTCCGCAATGTCTTGATCCTGGAACACCGGTCCTGCCACATTGTGTTTGGACCATTTGGCACGCCAGGCAGCATCTGCTTCTGCTTCTGCTGGATCATCATAAGGCACACGAGTAGCATCAATGTTGAGGGCACCCACACCCCACTGCTGGCAGTTTTTGGCTATGCTGCCTTTCATAGGCTTGCGGGCCAGGGCAATGGGTTCGTGCGCTGGCTTGAGTTGTGTGCCCCAACCTGACCACTCATTGTCAGCGGGCCTATTGCTTTCAGCAAAAGGGCAATCTTCTTTTTTACACACTTTGTTGACTTTGCCATCAATGGCATAGTTGCATACATTGCAATAACTTTTACAACCTTGACTGTATTCTGGACGAATATCTGTAATGTCTTTTTTCTTTTTACTTCGTTTGCCTTCAGTTCGTTCAATTGACTTGCCAATGTCCTGTGATTTAGGAAAGCCAGAACTGTAGATCCACATGATCTGATCACGGATCTCAAATCCTGCTTGTTCTAGCGTGATAGCAAGATGATGGTAAGTTCGTGCGGCACTGAACGCAACAATGTGTCCACCTGGCTTGAGCACACGCAAGCACTCTTGATATGTTTCTAACGCACCTGTGTTGGCGTCCCAGTCTTTGCCCAGGAAGTCTATACCGTAAGGTGGGTCTGTGACTATGGCGTCTATGCTGTTGTCCGGGATAGTTTTTAGGGTGTCTCGGTTGTCGCCCTGTAGGATCTGATAGTTCATGTTAGTGTTTTGTTGGTTGTTGAGGTTCAAGTGACCAGTCAAGATAGCACAGCTGGCACACAATAGGTTCGTCTGGATCCTGCAGTTCATACACTTCGTTGTCTGAGTTCAACAGGCTCATGAGTCTGGTAAACAGCTGGGTGCATGGTCTACACAAGGCTGTGGCGCCATCCGCAGCACTCACAAGATGTGTGGCAGGCTCAAGATTGGGCTGCATTGGGCACAGGGATACCTGCTGCTCTGGGCAGCATGTCAGCAAGAAACGCACCACGGTTGTGACTGCGTGTGCCGTGATAGTGTATGATTCTGGCTTGTCCCAAGGGCAGGTTGTTGAATTGTGCATGTTCAGCCAGTTCGGGCAGAGTTATACCTGACTCAGCTTGCCAGTTGAGTTCGGGATGGTGTGCATCTTCCCAGCTGAGTCCTTGTGACCAAAACATGTGATTGAACATCAGCTGTTCATGATCATAGATACTGTTGTCCCAGGCCTCAAATTCGCGATCGCCCGTGGCCCATACTTCTGGACTCATGTGTGCAGGATAGTATCGCACAGCACAATTGAAGTAGTTGGGAAACTCACTGTGTCGGGGTGGTGTGGTCCAGTTGAACAAGCGGAATTCTGGCCAGCGTCCAAATATCTCCACAGGCTTGACCATCACTGTGTCACTATCCACAAACAAGATGTTGCAGGGTTCACTATGCCACAAGTCACGGATCTGTGTGTAGTTGTTCTTGAACATGGCCAGTCTAGTGGGCTGTTCTGCATCTATCACAATGCCAGTCCAGGAACCACGCAGGTTCTGTTGCACACTGGCTAGACTGGCTTGAAACATGGCATCATAGCTTTCACGCACTCCAGGTGCGCCTGCTGGTTCAATACCATGATCTCCCAGCACTTCAGTTACTGAACAATTGGTCCATACCACATAGTTTTTCATTTGGGTTCCATCCATATCCATTCGCCTGCCTGGGGTCTACATTCGTTGATCAAGATCCATTTTTCTAGATCCCAGTATTGGTCCAGCACCCGGTGATGGCCTGGATTTCGGCCACCGCTGCGTATCACACGGCACCGGTGTGTCTCAGCAAATCGATCCTGTAGCAACTGTGTGATACCAGGCACAAAGCATTCATGCGATTCCACCAGGATTCTAGTGTGTGTGAGTGCAGGTGTCTGTGCTGGATCCAACAGCTCGCGTTCTGCACCTTCACAGTCCATGATCACAAAGGGCCTGCGAGCTGTGGTCAGTAGGTCTTGTAAACTAGCGGGGGTGATGCTGTCCAGTGTTTCTACGGTGACACCATTGGCTGCGGCAGTGGCTGCTGTGATTGTTCTTGCTCTTGAATCTGTGTCCACAGCAATGGTTCTACAGGTCATTCTGCGAGCCATGCCCACAGCATAGTAGCCTTCTGCTGAACCCACATTGATCACAAGATCGCAGGGTTCAATAAACACACGCTTGATGTATTCTTGTAGTTCTTGTTCATACACGCCCAAGAGCTTGGCTGCTGTGTCGCCATCGCCCCAGCACACTTCGGGCGTGAGCTGCAGGCCGGTGAATGGACCTGTTGTGACCAGGCCCGCAAGCTGTGTATACAATGGTCCCAGCAGTTGTGCTCGGTGTGCCAGTGTTAGGTTTTGTAGTTCTTGTATGTTCATTTCTTGGGTTCTGGTTGGTGTTCAGGTCTTGGTTGCTTTTGACCAAAAGTCTTTTCCCAGTTGCTTTTGAACTGCTCTCTTGGAATCTGAATTGGTCTTGAATTACTGCCCTTGCTCATGCATCTCTTCCTGCATATTTCAACAGCAGATGACTGCGCCAGGGATCTTCTGGATCTGGACACAGT